ATGGGTGAACAGACCGTGACCGCGGCGGAGGTTCTGCACGATAGCAAGTCGGAATTGCAGGAATTGGGCGTAAGCGCAGAGCGGGCGGCGGAAGCCTGCCGGAAGCTGGGCGAAGCCTGGGCGCAAGCCACTATGACCATTGAGGCCGTGGCACCAGCTTTCTGCAGATGGATCCGCAAGGTGGCGGCGGAGGTGGCGGCACAGCAGGAAATGGAAATGGCGCTGCGCTGGGCGTCGGTTGACAACCGCCCGCTTTATAACCGCTACCGCCACACCAAAAAGAAGCGGATCCGCAAGAAGTACGCCAAGCGGATCCTGGAGTGGTACAGAACGGAGGTGGCCCCGTGTTGAGGCTGAAAGCTAACAAAACCAGCCTTTACAATCTGGTGGCGACATACAAGCCCCTGCCGGGTATGCGCCGCGTGGATTTCCAGAAAGCGAATGGCCGCCCGGACTACTGGCTGGAATGGACGACGGACGACGGCCACACGAAAGCGTTTCTTTCCTCCTCCCTGGGGCACCCGATCCTGACGATCACGACGCACGACGCGGCGGGCGGGCAGCTGTACCATGAGGCGCACCGCCTTTCCGTTGAGGGTCTGCGGGAGCGCGGCATGGTGGAGGAAGTCACCACCGCCATGGAGAGGAGGCGGCAGGCACATGGCTGACCATATCCCCCTCCCCGCCAAACAGTACAGCGTGATCTATGCGGATCCGCCGTGGGCATATTCCCAGGGAGGGAACACGAAAAGTTCCCACGGGATTGCAAAACAGCATTACCCAACCATGACCACCGCGGAAATATGCGCCCTGCCGGTCCGCGAAATCGTCCGAGATGGGGCAGCCTGCTTTATGTGGGCAACGTTCCCCAATATCACGGAGGCCATAAAGGTCATGGAGGCGTGGGGCTTTACATACAAAACCGCGGCTTTCGTGTGGGTCAAAAAGAACCGCAAGCAGGGCGGCAATTTCATGGGGTTGGGTGCCTACACCCGCGCAAACGCGGAGGTTTGCCTGCTGGGCGTCACGCCGGGCTTTAAGGCCAAGACGCAGATCCGCGCCCACAATGTCCACCAGATTATAGAAGCCCCGTTCGAGGGGCACAGCAAGAAGCCGGACGAAACCCGCCAGCGGATCGTGGAACTGCTGGGCGACGTGCCCAGGCTGGAAATGTTCGCCCGCCAGAGGGCTGACGGCTGGGACGCCTGGGGCAACGAAGCCCCGGAAGCATAGGAGGAACGGCAAATGTCTGATTTTTTAGAGAGAAACGGGCTGCAAACCGTGGCCCAACATTTCAAGGATCTGTTTCTGGCCAGCGTCCACCGCGACGGTGCGGAGGAACTGCTGGAGCGCCTGGAGAATGAAACGGACTTTTTTGAGGCCCCGGCGGGAGCCAAGCACCACGGCGCTTTCCCCGGTGGCCTGGTTATTCACAGCCTGAACGTTTACCGTCGTCTGCGGGAAATCACGATCCGCGACCTGACGCCCAGGGACGCGCTGGGGCCTGCCCCCATCTCCGAGCGGGAGGAGGAAACCGTGGCGATCCTGGGGCTGCTGCATGACGTGTGCAAGGCAGGCGTGTACCACATTGAAAGGAAACGCCGCAGGAACCCGGAAACGGGTGTGTGGGAGGACTACCTGGGTTATACGTTCCGGGATCCCCTCCCCCTGGGGCACGGAGAAAAGAGCCTGTACCAGATCGCCCGCTTTATCCGCCTGGAGGATCACGAAGCCCTGGCAATCCGCTGGCACATGGGAGCCTATGACACGGCGGCCCGCACAGACCTGCGGGACCTGTCCGCGGCCATGGACGCAACGCCATGGGTGTGGCGGCTGCATGAGGCTGATATGTGCGCCGCCCATATTGACGAAAGGGGCACGGACGAATGACAAAGCTGTTATGTAAGCCCTGCGCCGTCGATCTGGCGGCCAGGGGTAAGACTGTAAAACCCGTCGCGCAGAGGTGTGAGAAAATCACCTGTTCGGAGTGCGGACGCCGCCGGTTCGGTATCACCTATGAGGTGACCGGGCGGGCCACCAGAAAAAAGGAGGTAACGAAGAAATGAGCCAGAAAGGCGAAAAATACGCCCGCCGCATGGAGCGGCGCGTGGACAAGCTGGAGCAGGACGTGGCGGCCATCACCACCGAGCAGACCACCCAGGGGGTGCGGATCTCTGCCGTGGAGGACGATCTGGCCGTTTACCGGGCGGCGGTGTCTGCCCGTGAGTTGAAACAGGCCGCGGCGGAGGTCAAGGCGGCCAAGGAGCGCAGAACCGCCCGCGCGGCGGAGCGGGAGCGCAAAGCCCGCCGGCGCAATAAGGTTCTGGCCTTTATCGCCCTGGCGCTGTTCGTTGCCGTCTGCGTGGTCATGGTGGCCAAGGCGTACAGCGAGGAACCGGCGGCGGAACCTGCCGCGCCGGAAGCGTCGGCGGCCCCGGCGGCAATCCTGCCCACGGAATTGCTGTTCACCGCGGCGGCGGAGGAGGAATACATGGAGGACCCGCAGGAAACGGAAAAGATCGAGGAGGCGCTGCTGGCGCAGGGTTATTTCTCCCTGGCGGTTCCTATGCCCTACGAATGGCAGGACTACATGAGGACGTACTGCGAGGAATACGGCTGCCCCTATCCTCTGGCCCTGGCGGTGGCACAGACGGAAAGCAATTTCGACATGGACGCCGTGGGCGCTTCTGGTGAGGTGGGGATCATGCAGTTAAACCCAGGCCCCGGCGGTTCCTACCATGCGGAGATCAAGGCGGCCACGGGGCTGGATCCCACCACCGCCTCCGGGAATATCGCGGGCGGCTGCTACAAGCTGGGCCTGTATCTGGACAAGTATGGCAGCGTCGAAAAGGCCGCCATGGCCTACAACATGGGCGAGGGCGGCGCGAGAAGCGCATGGGACAACGGGATCACCTCCACCGACTACTCCAAGGCAGTCAAGGAGGCCATGGAAACATGGGAATGTACGGTGAACGCCTGGGGCGGGGTGTAACCCGCGAGGCCGCCCGCAAGTATGAAACGTCTGTGACGGAGCGGGCACGGCGGGAACGCTGGCAGGCCAGCGGCTGCGCCAGAGTGGTAAGCCGGAAATATGGCACCGTCGTGGTGCCGCACGGTTCCAATTTTGCCGCCCTGCTGAACGCGGCGGAGGTTTGGGGCTGTGACTGGACAGAAATACGGGACGCAGAGGTGTGGAGGGCCGACAAGGAGGAAAGGCCGGTGCCTATGCCGCACCTTATATAAAAGGAGGGTTTCAAATGCTGATTAACGAGGGCGGGCTGATCCGCGCCATCAAAAGAGCCTACAAAGCGGGCGGGTACACCGTCCTGAACACCGGCAACGACGTGGCCATTTACACGGAGCACTGGTTTGCTATGGCCAACCGCGCCCTGCTGCCGCGCAAGGTGTTGGCCACCATCGTGGAACACATGGGCATGATCCCGGAGCGAGATATGCCCACGTCGATCATTAAGGACACGGAGCCGCAGCTGGTTTTGAGAGAAACGGCGGCGGACGATATGGACCACTGGCGCGGCGGTGACCGCGGCGAGGAGGTCACCATGGTGCCGGTGATTATGCAGGGGTTCCAGATTTACCAGCCGCCCGGCGGCGGTGCCTGCTGGGGCGTTCCCCTGTACCTGGTGGACATGATCGAGCGGGATCCGGCGGAGCATATCGGCGCGGACGTGATCGACAAGGATCGCCTGCTGTGGGAGGCCGACGGCGAGGCCGTGGTGATTAACGCAGTACGGAAAGCCTGTTCCGGCTGGGCAAAGGAATGGGAGCGGGCCGTGTGGAACGCTCTGGAGGGTGTGGACCTCCACAAAGAGGAGGCCGGGCGGTGAATAACTTTGAAAGGATCACGGCCTCCCCGGAGGCCCTGGGGGATTTCCTGGGTGCCCTCCCTATCCTGTCCGGCCCGTGGGACGACGATTTCCACCGGGTATTTTGTGACAGCTGCGACGCGGAGAACTGCGACGCTGAAAACTGCGCCCACCAAGCTGAACGGAATAGCCCTACCTGGTGGCTGAAACGGGCATACACCGGCAGCGGCCCGGTTAAGACCGACAGCACGAACCCATATAAGCGGCAGGCCGCAGACCTCCGCCTGGAGGCCATGCACCAGCGGGACCGTTTTGGCCGGAACCTCCTGGCCACGGAACTGGAGGAAGCGGCGGCCACCATTGAGGCCCTGGCGGCGAAATTGGAGGCGAAAGAATGAAAATACTGATCGGCGGAAGCCCTTGCACACATTGGAGTATCGCGCAGACGAAGAACCGCGAAACAGAAGCCAGCGGCATAGGCTGGGAACTGTTCTTGAATTACCGTATTGCACGGGATAAGTACCAGCCGGATTTTTTCCTGTACGAAAACAATAAAAGTATGTCGCCCGCTATCCGGGCGCAGATCACGGCGGAGTTAGGCGTGGAGCCTGTCCTGATTAACAGCGCCCTGGTGAGCGCACAAAACCGCCAGCGCCTGTATTGGGCGGGCAGACGGAACCCGGACGGCACATACAGTCAAGTGCCGGTGGAGCAGCCGGTGGACCGTGGGATCCTCCTGCGCGACATTCTGGAAAGTGGTGTCTGCTGGAAAGAAAAAGGGTATGCCCTGCTGTCCACAACTGGCGGAACCACGGCGGACGACATGGTTGCCAGACACAAGCGGAATGGTGCGGCGGAACCTGTTGCCATTAAGCCGCTGACCGAAAAAGAAATGGATTATATGGTGCGCGAAACCAAGGGCGGGCGGAACCATTTTGATTTCGATTATTTCCACGACGCAACGCAGGAAAAAAGTGCCTGCGTGACGGCGAACACCCACAAGGGCGTCCCATATAACGTTCTGGTGGAGCCGGTGAGGATCGGAACCATTGAGAACGACGCAAAGAACCAGACTTTTGACAGCCAGCAATACCGTGTTTACAGCCCGGACGCCAAAAGCGTAACCCTCTGCGGGAATGGCGGCGGCCTGGGCGCAAAAACCGGGCTTTATGCCGTCCCTGTGGCTGGGCGCGTCGTGGGGCGCAGGATCAACGAGCAGGGGCACCGCGACGATTACAACGAGGAGATCGAGCGGATCCAGCGTTTCGAGGTAAACGAGGATCCGAGCAAAACAAATTGCCTGCCAACCGTGGAAAAAGACAATATGATCGCCGTCCCCGTCCGCGTCGGCGCCATGCCGAACAAGGACGGCGAAGTGGGCACCAGCCAAAGCCGCCGCATTTACAGCACCGACGGCAAGAGCGTTTCCCTGCAGGCAAGGCCGAACGGCGGCGGGGCCGACGGTGCGGCCACCGGCCTGTATGCCGTGCCCGTTATCCCGGACGGGAAAGGGCAGTTTGTAATTAAGGCGGCAGGCGGAAAAGAAATCCCAGTTTACGAGGTTCGCGGCGGGCGGATCACCATCAAAGGAAAGACATACCCCATTAAACTGGCAGACGGATTTTACATCATTCGCAAGTTGACCGTGACGGAATGTAAACGCCTCCAGACCGTGCCGGACACATACGCCTTTCCTGTCAGCGACACCCAGGCGTATAAAATGCTGGGCAACGGCTGGACCGTGGACGTGATCGCCCACATTATGAGCCATTTTACCGGGCTGGCAGAGGAGGCGGTGGAAGTGCTTTCCATGTACGACGGCATGAGCTGCGGCCATATCGCGCTGGACAAGCTGGGCGCGGAGATCACCACCTACTATGCAACCGAGATTGACAAATACGCCGTACAGACCACACAGCACAATTACCCGGACACCATGCAACTGGGCGACGCTTTCCAGGTCCGTGCGGAGGACTGGCACCTGCCGGAACCGGCGGGAATGGAGGCGGCTGCCAATGGCTGAAATAATCCTGCCAGGCGACGCGCTGGAGCAACTGCGGTATTTACCGCCCGAAAGCGTCCATACCTGCGTCACCTCCCCGCCCTACTATAATTTGCGAGATTATGGCGCGGCGGGTCAAATTGGAAACGAGGCCAGCGTGGAGGAATACCTGCAATCGCTGGTTTCCGTTTTCCGTGAGGTCCGGCGGGTTCTGCGGGCAGACGGAACCCTGTGGGTGAACATGGGCGACAGTTACGCCACCAGATCAGGAAGCCAGCCGCCGACGAACACCCGTAATTCCTGCGGCCACACGGCAAAGCATACGCCGCGGGGCTACAAATACAAAGACCTGATCGGCGTTCCCTGGCAGCTGGCTTTTGCCCTCCGGGCAGACGGGTGGTATTTGCGCCAGGATATTATATGGAACAAATCCAACTGTATGCCGGAGAGTGTCCGGGATCGCTGCACCAAGAGCCACGAATATATTTTCATGCTTTCCAAATCGAAACGCTATTATTTCGACGCGGCGGCAATCAGCGAACCCGTTATATCAACCAAGGGAAACGCCAGGACGTTCCGCGGCGGCGGTGCCTACACCGGCGGGCGGGCACACGACAACAGCGCCCAGGTGGAGCGCGAGAGCCACGGGAACCGAGAAAACCAGACGGGCCGCCGGAACAAGCGGGACGTGTGGACCGTAAGCACAAACGGCTTTCGCGGCGCCCATTTTGCCGTGTTTCCTGAAAAGCTGATTGAACCCTGTATTTTAGCAGGCAGCCCATTGGGCGGCACGGTCCTGGATCCGTTCGCCGGGAGCGGCACCACCGGAGTGGTGGCCAAGCGCCTGCGGCGCGATTTCATAGGCTGCGAGATCAACCCCGACTATGCACAAATGGCAGCTGACAGAATAGCAGCGGCCACGCCGTAAGGAGGACAATGTGGAAATAACTGTAAAAATGACGGTTGAGGAGTTCCAACAGTTTGTGGCCTGGCAGAAAGAACAGGACTACTACGAAAAGGAACTGGACAAGGAACTGAACAAGCGGGAAATACTGGCAAAGAAAACGTGCTGGGCCATCGACGCAGATCCGAAGAAGCCCGGCAAGGTCAAAATCATTGACCAGGAACACGCGGCGGAACTGTTGGAAATGGCCAAGGATTACCTGGCATAAAAAGAAAGCCACCTGCGCCCGGTGCTGTCAACACGGCGCAGGTGGCAATATAGACGACGGAAAACCGTCCGATATACCTATATTATATCAGGTTCCCGGACGGAATACAAGCCGGAAAAAGCGACGGGGCCACGGCCCCGTATAGCGCCGGTAAGAGTGATTAGTAAAGTGACCAGCAGCAGAAAAGGAGGCACCCATGGCCTACGTTCATAGGGTGGTGAAAGCTGGTCCGTGTGTCGAACACAAGAAAATGCAATCTTTCCGGGTTCACACCAAAGGAGTGAAGCGCGGCCCAAATACCGGACACACCACCGAGAAGCAGGAGCGGATCAACGAGCGGGTGGCAGAGGAACACCTGCGCTGGGATATAAACGCCAATTTCGGCCATAGGGATCTACACGCCGTTCTACACTACTACGTCAAGGACAGTTCTTTCGAGGAGATCCTGGAGAACAAGGCCGCCTTTCTGCGGAACCTGCGGAAACTCTGCAAAAAGCGCGGGATCACGTTCAAGGCCGTGGTGGTCATAGAAACCAAGCGCATGACCAACCCGCACATTCACGTTATCATTTCCCGCATGGATCCGGAGATCATCACGGAGGCGTGGGAGAATGTCCCAAGAGGCGGCGGAGGTATCAGCTTCAAGCCTATGGACAGGCGCGGCAACCACTACAAGCTGGCCGCCTACCTGATGAAAGAAAGCCGTTCCACCATGGAGAGGTACAGAGAGATCGGCAAGCGCGGGAAGCGGTACAGCAAAACGCAGAACATGGACAAGCCGGAAATCACATACACCGCCGTGCCTGCGTCCAGCTGGAGAAAGGACCCGAAAGCGAGAAAGGGCGCCGTGCTGTATAAGTTCGACGACGGATCCACCTGCCGGAGCGGGTGGCATGAGATCAGCGGTTACCCATACCAGGAGTATTTCGAGATTTTCAACGAATAGGAGGGTTTTCTGTGAAAATCTACATATCAGGCAAGATCACCGGGGACAGGCGTTATAAAGCCAAGTTCCGAGAGGTGGAAAAGAAGCTGGCGGCGGCGGGCCATATCGTACTGAACCCCGCCACGGCGCCGGAGGGACTGCGCCCCGTGGATTATATGCGCCTGTGTTTCGCCATGATGGAGGCGGCGGACGTGGTTCTGTTCATGCAGGACTACCAGGACAGCCGCGGCGCCATGCTGGAATGGGCGTGGTGCCAGTACGTTGGGAAACAGACCTGTTTTGACCTGGCGGCGTTTGGAGGTGCAAAAACGGAATGAAATGGCATATTGCAAGCGTCAGCTGGGGCAAGGACAGCCTGGCTATGCTCCTAACGCTGATTGCCAAGGGCTACCCGCTGAACGAGGTGGTTTTCTACGACACCGGAATGGAGTTCGAGGCGATTTACCACACGCGGGATCAAATGCTGCCATGCCTGGAGCAGTTGGGGATCAAGTACACCAGACTGGAGCCGGAAAACCCGTTCCTGTTTGATATGCTGGAAAGGCCGGTTTGCAGTAAGCAGAAAGGCACACACCAAGGTTATGGCTGGTGTGGCGGACTCTGCCGCTGGGGAACCACGGGGAAGCTGAAAGCCATAGACAGGTACGCGGAGGCGCGGGACGCTATGGTTTACGTTGGCATAGCTGCCGACGAAACGCCGCGACTGGAAAAAGAACGGAAGCCGTATAAACTGCACCCGCTGGCGGAGTGGGGCATGACGGAAGCCGACGCCCTGGCATATTGCTATGAAAACGGGTTTTCGTGGCTGGAGGGCACGATCCGCCTTTATGACGTGCTGGACCGTGTTTCGTGCTGGTGCTGCTGCAACAAGAACCTGCGGGAACTGCGGAATATGTGTATTTACCTGCCGGAATACTGGGAGCGCCTGAAAGACCTGCAACGGAAAATAGACAGGCCAATGAAAGGCTATTACAAAGGCAAGCCGCGCGGCGTGTTTGAACTGGAACAACGGTTCCGCGCAGAATTGGAACAGGAGGCAAAAGCATGAGTATTATTTGCATAGCCAAAGCAACGGCCACCATAGGCATGACAACGCGGGGCGCAGATGGGAAAATCATAAGCCAGACACCGGCACGGTGGGAGCATGACCCGGACGGCGGGTGTGTTGCCCTCTGGACTATGAACCCGGAAACCGAGGAACAGGAAGCCCCGGCGCGTATCTATGGCGACTGGCAGGCGTCGGAATACCTGGGCGACGTTCTGGCGGAACTGAAACCGCGCCGCAAGGTGAACCTGCCGGATTTCCCGGCAATCGTCCGCGCGGCCATGGCCGACGGTATGGACATTTGCGTGTACTGCCAGAGTTTTGGCTGTAACGAGTGCATAGTGAACGAGTGGAAAAGTGAAAGGAGCGACGAAGAATGAACAAGACGAAAATTGACTGGGCCACAATGTCCTGGAACCCTGTAACCGGTTGCCGCCATGGCTGCCCGTACTGCTACGCCAGGCGGACGGCCACACGCTTCAACGCAGGGCTGGAGGATCCGGCCCCGCTGGCTGGCGGCCTCCATGTGCTGCCGGAGAAGATCAAGGCGACGCCATACCCGTATGGTTTCGAGCCTACCCTGCACCGCTACCGCCTGGGCCAGCCGCAGAACACAAAGGAACCGCAGACCGTGTTTGTTTGCAGCATGGCGGATCTGTTTGGGCGCTGGGTGCCAACCTCCTGGATCGTGGAGGTGCTGGACGCCTGCCGCAAGGCACCCCAGCACCGCTATTTGTTCCTGACAAAGAACCCGGCCCGGTATCTGGAGTTGGACCACCTGGCCCTCCTGCCCCACGAAAGCAATTTCTGGTATGGCAGCACCGTGGCGAACATGGACGCGGTGGGAATGTACGTCATGCAGGGTGTGAACATCAACAACTTTTGGAGCATGGAGCCGCTGCTGGGGCCGGTGGACATGGCCGCGGCGGAGGGTTTACCGGAGTGGGTGATCCTGGGCGCCGAAACCGGCAACCGACCGGACAAGGTGACGCCAGCCCGCGAGTGGGTGGACAACATCGTGGCATTTTGCGAGGAGAACGAGATCCCTGTGTTCTTCAAGGAAAATCTGCGGAAGTATTTCCCGGATCTCCCTGCCTCTGCTTTCCCCTGGGAGGTGTGAGCCGTGGAAAACACCGAGAAAGTGGAGATCGGTTACACCGTGCCGAAAGAACGCTGGCAGGAAGCAGCCAAGAACCTGGAGGAACTGGGGAACGCGCTGGCCGCTGGATTTCTGAAACAGAACAAGGACGGGCGTGGGAAAGAGGACGCGGACGCGCTTATGGCGGACATTGTGCTGGCCTGTATGGCGCTCCATCATGTGGCGGAGTTCGCAACGGACAAATGCCGGATCATTCCGCTGCCCGGCAAGGACGGAGGTTAATATGCTGGCTGTGCTTATGAGCATGAAACCGGAGTGGTGGGAGAAGATCCTGGACGGCGAAAAAACGTTGGAAATCCGAAAGACACACCCGCAAAATGAAAGGCTTGAATGGCCCGTGACCGTTCTGGTGTACGTCAGCGGCACCGGAGCGGTGCAAGGTCAATTCCTTTGCCCTGGGGAGGTATCATACCGAACCATGCAAGACCTGGAAGAAATGTCATGCGTTCCGCGTGAGGATCTGCTGAAATACGCAAAAGGCAGGCGGCTTTCCGGCTGGATCGTCCAGTCACCGGAGAAGTTCGACGCGCCCAGCCCTCTGGCAGAGTTCGGCCTGGACCGTCCGCCCATGTCGTGGCAGTATGTGGAGATCCCGGAAGCGGCGGAGGAATAGAAAATGTTTGTTATCATGGACGAAATAAGCCCATGGCCGCCTGTGAACTGTAACGACTGCCGGAACGTGAGTTGCACGGAGGCGGAGCAGGAAAAGGCCATGGGGAAACCACCGCATATTTGCCGGGAATACAAAAAGCGGGTTTTTCACGGCACGAACAAGCGCGGCTTTCATAGCTGCCTGCACCCCTGCGTCGATTGCATA